GGTGCAGTTGTTATCGTGGACGTGACAGCCGCAGGTATAACCAACCCAGCGCCTACAGCCATAGGATCTGTATATTCTGGTGAAGTACAAGCGGCAGTTCTAGGAACAATGTTTAACGGAACTAACATTCAACGTCCTGATTGGGCTTCTATGGCAGAACTACTTGGTCTTGTGGTTGGTGGACTTCTATTAATCGCATTAAGCAAATGGATGATAGTAGGGCTGATAGCAACAGTAGGTCTTATTGGATCAGTTATACCATATTCAATGCACATGTATGCTACAGAAAAGATGTTAATAGATGTAACAGCCCCTACCATTGTCTTTGTAATCATAGCACTACAAGTATATGGTATTAAGTTTGTTAGAGAATTCTTAGAGAAACAAGCTATTAAGAAACAATTTGGTGGATATGCTTCACCAGAAGTTGTGGAGATCCTACAGAAGAACCCACAACTAATTAAAGAAGGTCAGAAGAAAGAAGTAAGTATTGTATTCTCTGATCTTAGAGGTTTCACCCCATTGGGTGAATCGTTCGGAAATGATGTTAAAGGTTTGACAACAGTGATGAACAATTATATGGATGCAATTACACAACCTGTGTTAGATGCAAGTGGAATGATCATCAAATACATTGGTGACGCAACTATGCACATACACAACGCTCCTGTTAATGATCCTAGCCATCCGAAAACGGCAGTTCAGACAGGACTAAACATGCTTAAAGCAGTGGAGAAATTTAATGAAAAACTTATGGAACAAGGTAAACCGCAAGTGGGTATGGGTGCCGGCATTAATACTGGCCTTGGTTATATTGGAGAGATGGGTTCTACATCCAGACACTCCTATGATATCCTCGGAGACAGTGTCAGTACAGCCGCAAGACTAGAAAGCGCATGCAAAGGGTATGGGGTTCTTTTAATTGTAGGACCCCATACCTACAACCTAACAGAAGATGATTTCTTCTATCTCAAACTAGACGATCTTGCAGTTAAAGGTAAGAGTGTGGGTTTAGAGATATATACGGTATTAGATATTGACCGTAACAAACATGGTGCGGATATGCTCAATCACAACACCATGCATAACTTCTATGGAACACAACATTTTGATTCGGCTATTGAGATTTGTAAAGATCTGAAAGGCAAGTTTGAAGGTCATATGGATGACTATTATGACATCTGGATTGAACGTTGTAAGTATATGAAGACACAAGATCTCCCAAAGGATTGGGATGGGATCTTTAGAGCAACATCAAAATAAATCGTTATTAAAACAAATTAGTTCTTGACAACTGCGAATCTATACGCTATAAAGTAGGTATAGAAACAAAGAAAGCGAGAATCACATGTTTAGAATTCCTAATTTTTACCAAGACGAAGTTTCCTTCCAAGAGGGTTGGAATGCTATGAAAGCCCACGGATGTGGTGATACTCTTGAAGGCATGAATGCTATGCAACGTTGTTGGGAAGAGCACTGTGCATCAGGTGAAGAAGATGACGAATTCTTTGAGAACTATGAATACGAAGTAAATGCATACAATGCAGTGTTCTCAAACATGCAACCAATGTTCGCTTAGGAGATATATTATGGAAGTCTATACATTCAACGCATATGGCGTAACTTGGAGTGAAGAGCACGGAACTTATACACGTGCTATACAAGCCGCCACCAAAGAACTTCTGTGGAAATTCGCAGGGTCTAGGGATGGTGCGTGGTTCCAGAAGGGGATCACTAATGAGTTAGATTGGGTTGAAGGAGACTTCTGGCAAAGTACACATAAGTGCACGGAACCCTTATTCAAAGATTAGGGGTTGACAAGACCGAATCAATATGATATATTAGTTATGAAAACAAATAATGGAGAATACAATGTCACATGAAGTAGAAATTATCGACGGTGTTGCTCAAATGGCTTATGCGGGTGAAACACCTTGGCATGGTTTGGGTACAAAGGTATCTAACGAATTGACACCAGTACAGATGATGCGCAAAGCGGGTCTGGATTGGGAAGTTGAAAAGCATGATTCATATGTAAACGTCAATGGTAAACAGATCAAGACTGGTCAACAGTCTCTTATCCGTACCTCTGATAACTCAGTTTTGACCAATGTTGGTGAGAACTGGAACCCTGTGCAAAACGAAACTGCATTTGAATTCTTTGCAGAGTACATTGCCGCAGGGGATATGGAGATGCATACCGCAGGATCACTTAAGGGTGGTCAACAGGTATGGGCTTTGGCTAAGGTTAAAGAAAGCTTCGATGTGTTTGGTGATGATACAGTAGAATCATTCTTACTGTTCTCTAATCCACACATGTACGGCAAATCAATTGATGTACGTTTCACACCTGTACGTGTGGTTTGTAATAACACATTGACTATGTCACTTAACGCTAACGATAAGCGTGTTGAGAAAGTGTCACACCGTAAAGCTTTTGACCCACAACAGGCTAAAGAGCACTTGGGTATCGCACACCAGAAGTTTGAGAAGTATAAAGAGATGGCTCAGTTCATTGGATCACGCCGTTATGGTGCCGAAGAACTCATCAACTTCTACAACGAAGTGTACCCACACACAGATAGCAAACGTAAGGTTGCATCAGTTAATTCAATTGATGATCTATCACGTCAGGCACGTAACTGCTACGATGTGTTGGAAAGTCAACCGGGTGCTAACTATGCTGAAGGATCTTGGTGGCAAGCATTCAATTCAGTAACATATGTTACAGACCACCTTCAAGGTCGTAACGCAGAAAACCGATTACACAGTCAGTGGTTCGGTGCAAACCAAAACCGCAAGATCAAAGCGGCAGAGAAGGCAGTGCAATACGCACTGGCTTCATAGGAGATGAGTATGAAATTAGTTATGGACAAACGTGATCCAGACCTATATGCCGAAGATGTTAGCGAAGCAGAGTTTATTTCTCTGCAAGCTACCATTCGTACATTGAATATAGATTTGATGGATGACAACTTTGAGCAATATCAATTCTTTGTAGAACGAGTTGGTGATAAAGCCTACATTCGTAGGAAATAAATGTTATAAATAGAAGCAACAAGGAGAATTACTTTGAAAACGATTTTAGATATCAGGGATGAGGGTGACGTATTACTAGAAACTCGTCAATCCGATAGGTACGAAAAAGAAGTTGCTGACTATGTCAATGCAATGAAAGACTGGTCGGCAGAACGTCCGAAGGTCAGTACTAAGTATTCTGATGTTCTTATAAAATCAGAAGGTGGAGAACAGTCTTGGCTTGAGGTCAAGATGAATCACACCGACAACTTGGCAAATCCACGTATCTACTTTGATGGTAGAAAGTGGGCAACTACTTATAGTATGAAGTCTGCTCATAAAGCAGTTGAGATTATGAACAAGTCGGACTCTGCCAAGCAGTTTATCAAAGCTATCTCTGAATTCAGTGGTATCAAGAACCCCAAGATCCCTACAACCAAAACAGGTTTGAAGGATAAGGATGCAGTTCCTTTAAATGTAATGAAGGAATACTTTTCTCAACCGGGGATTAATAGGTATCTTACATCGTTGCCTAATGTAAATCTTGGTGAGGTTATCACAGATCACTACTTGAATAATAAAGCAGAACCTGCATTCTATATGCAAGCGGGTGATGACTTCTATATGGTTGGTAGAACCAACCCTCTTAAATTAAAAGGAAACATACCTCTACTATCTGGAATAGGTGCATTTAAAGTGCGTGTATCGACTAGATCTCAGTACTATGAAGTGCAAGCTGAGTTGAAAATCATGAAGATGCCAGACAGTAAGTATTCCCTTAAGCCTAAAACACGTAAAAAGAATCCACTAAAGTAAGGACAGAACATGGCATGGGTAGCAGTACCAAATAACCCTCAATGGGAATACAACAACTCACCTTCGGATCCGGGGGTGGGTTCTCCTCATCGTGCACTATGGTTAAAACAAACCAATGGTGTTAGAACATTTGGTTCTGGATCAGGTGCTCATCAGGTGTACACTGAAGTTCGTAAAGTTGGTGACACAACTAGAACTAGAGGTGAACTAAGCAAAACATTCTGGGATAGTCGTGCCTAATGTTATCCTTTAATGAATCAATGCTTACTGAGCAAAAGAATACTCATATGACACACATTGAGGATAAGGTTCTCTATGGTGGTGTTGATGGTACTCGACAAGCTATCAACGCATTGCGTGAGTTACGTGATATGTTAGGTGGTGCTCACAAAGGTAACGTCTCTATCAAATGGGATGGTGCTCCTGCGATCTTCTGTGGGACTGACCCTAATGATGGTGAATTCTTTGTTGCCAAGAAAGGCATATTTAATAAGAACCCCAAGGTATATAAGACTGCCGCCGAAGTTGATGCTGACACTAAAGGTGATCTAGCTGATAAACTTAAGGCGGCATTGAGGTATCTACCATCTTTGGGGATTAAAGGTATAATCCAAGGCGACTTTCTGTTTGGCCCTGGAGACACAAAAAAGGAGAAGATAAACGGTGAAGATCTCATCACTTTTCATCCTAACACTATTGTCTATGCTGTTCCTGCTAATAGTACTGCCGCAAGAGAAATCAAAAGCGCACAAATTGGAATCGTTTGGCACACATCCTATAGCGGTAACGACTTTGAAAGCCTTAGAGCTTCCTATGGAGTAGATGTATCCAACTTCAAGAAATCCCGAAACGTATGGTCACAAGATGCTATGTTAAGAGATATGACATCTATGACAATGACTGCAAAGGAAACTGAGAATGTTACTAAGATCCTTAGCGAGTGTGGTAAACTATTCAATACCATCTCAGGAACAACTCTACGGAGTCTCGAATCGAACAAAGTCCTCGCACAACATATTGAACAGTACAACAACACGTTTGTCAGAAGTGGGACGATCATCAAAAACACAACCACTCATACCGCAGGTCTCATCCGTTGGATCAAAGGCAAATACCAAAAGGAAATAGACAAGCTAAAGACCGAAAAGGGTAAGAACAGACGTAGAGATGCTTTAAACGAGTTATTGTCGTTCTTCTCACCTGCTAACAAACAATCTTTAATTCGTATGTTTGAAATGCAAAAACTTATTGTATTAGCCAAATTAAAACTTATAAATAGTCTTAATAAACTAAGTAAAACTAAAACCTTCGTTAAGACCAAAACTGGTTACAAAGTAACTGGTGAAGAGGGTTATGTAGCAATTGATAAACTTGGCGGTGATGCAGTGAAAATCGTTGATCGTATGGAGTTCTCCTACAACAACTTTTCACCCGATACATTAAAAGGATGGGACAAACCAGGAAGATGACAAATGACATTCAGAGATAAAATTCTAGAAAACTTAGAATTCAGAGACTTATCTGAGGATCCATGTTGGGATACTCATAAACAAGTAGGAACTAAAATGAAGGGGGGCAAAGAAGTCCCTAATTGTGTTCCTAAAGAAGAAGTAGTGCAAGAACTCACTTCTGCTGAAAAGAAGCTTATTAATCAAATGTATGACAAAAAGGGTAACCTTACACCTATGGGTAAGAAGGTTATGGCTCATGGTAAAGCAAACAGCAAACTTACTCCTAAAGCAAGAGATGCTGATAATGCGAGACGTAAAGAATACAAAGCATTTCAAAAGAGCAAAGCTAACGAAGCTAAAAAGCCCGGTCTGTGGGATAATATGCATGCTCGTAGGAAAGCTGGTAAACCAAAACTTAAGCCCGGTGATAAGAATTATCCTAAAACTCTTGACATTGAAAAGAGTAAAAAATAATGAAAACCTTTAAGTTGTTCTTAGAACGAAACTACGCCAAAGAGTACGAAAACTACCAAGGCAAGCCTGAGCAAATCGAGAAGCGTTCTTCTCGTAACAAGGCACGTAGACTAATGGCTAAAAAGATGAATGTCAAGGGTAAAGATGTTGGACATAAGGATAATGATCCACTGAACAACGATCCTAAGAACTTGCGTCTTGAAGATCCGTCAGTCAATCGTAGAGAGCCACGTCTTCGTGACAATCCTGTTGAGGAGTCTGTACAAGAGTTTAACGGTCCTCGTAGCAGAGGTCTATTACATCGTAAAGGTGTAAAGGGTACATCTTTTGCAAATAAGATGAATAAAACTCATTCTCAAAACAAAACAGACCAACAGAAAGCCGCCGCTCGTCAGAAAGCCGCCGCCGCAGATCATGCCGCCTTCCGTAAGAAGTATCCTAACATCAAATTCGATGAGGATAATGTTGATGAATTGGCAATGACACTCAAGTCATTACGTAAATCGGGTATTAACAGAAAAGATCTTGACAAACAGACTAAAAGTGTTAAAACAGATCTTAAAGCTCTTCGTAGTAGGTTAAATAAGGTAAAGAAATGAAATCATTCCTAAAATTCCAAGAAGATTGTTACGATCCTAATAAACACCAAGAAGGTACGCCCCAAGCTACTGCACGTGCAAAAGCTATAATGCAACCTAACGAAGAAGTTGAAGATGTGGATGAAGTTTTATCCATTAAACAACGTAGGGATCGTGGCATAGCGGCACGTAAGAATAAGACTAAAATGAAGATGGGTCGCAGAAGAGCGGCAAATAAGATAGCTTCTACTGATAAACTGAAGAAACGTGCACAAAGACAGGCTCGTAACCAAATGGCTCTTAAGATTGCCAAGGACGGTCCTAAAAAAGACATGACTCCTGCACGTAAAGCAGAGATTGAGAAGCGTTTAAATAAGATGAAACCACGTATAAATAATATTGCAAAACGTATGATGAAAGATGTACGTAAGGCAGAGATAGCAAGAAAACGTGGAAAGTAGTATTACTTATGGCAATCGCATCATTTAGCCAGTTCTTAGTTGAAGAGGAACAAGCTGTTTATTTTACCTTTGGTAGAATGAATCCTCCGACTATTGGTCATGAGAAATTATTGAAGAAACTGGCATCAACTGCGGGTAGAAATCCTTATAGGGTGTATCTATCACAAAGCCAAGATAAGAATAAGAATCCTTTGTCATACAAAGACAAGGTAAAGTATGCTCGTAAGATGTTCCCAAAGCATGCTCGTCAAATTATGATTAATAATAAAGTTAAGACGGTATTTGATATTGCAACAACATTATATAACGATGGTTTCAAAACTATCGTAATGGTTGTAGGATCTGATCGTGTAAACGAATTTGATATACTATTGAATAAGTATAATGGAACCAAGTCTAGACACGGTTTCTATAACTTTAAGAAGATAACAGTCGTATCGGCTGGTGAAAGAGATCCAGATGCAGACGGTGCTGAAGGCGCATCTGCTAGTAAGCAAAGAGCAAGTGCAAAAGCAAACGACTTTACAACTTTCTCCCAAGGTCTCCCTAAACCATTAAGCAATTCTGATGCAAAGAAACTGTTCAGTGATATCCGTAACGCTATGGGTATTAGAGAGCAAGCATCATTTAGGCACCACGTAGAACTCGAATCAGTTTCTGAGGAACGTGAAGCCTTTGTTAACGGAGACCTATTCACGGTAGGAGAGTCCGTCATAATAAAAGACACCAATGAGGTAGGTAATATCTCAGTACTTGGTGCCAACTATGTTATTGTCGAGACAGCCACAGGACGTACACGTCAATGGTTGAAATCGGTAGAAAAGATAGAATCGGTTGTTGAACCTGTTAAAGAGGAAATAACTAAATCTGAGACCCTTGCAAAATATTCATTTGCAAGTTACGTTAAAATATATCCAGATGGGGGAACAAGTGATAAGTTTTAAAAAGTATATGGTTGAAGCAAGGGGCGAAGATGCCAAAGGCCATAAAATAGCAACCAAAGATGGTGCTGGAATGACTAAGAAGGGTGTTGCGGCATATAGACGTAAGAACCCAGGAAGTAAACTCCAGACCGCAGTTACTGGTAAAGTCAAACCCGGCAGTAAAGATGCTGGTCGTAGAAAATCATTCTGTGCTCGTATGAGTGGAGTTAAGGGTCCTATGAAAGACGAAAAAGGCAGACCTACTCGTAAAGCCATGTCTCTCAGAAGATGGAAGTGTTAAATCATGTCAGATATAGATTGGAAGAAACG